AATGGATAACTCTACTCTTTTCGATCCCGTTAATCCTAGCGTTTTGTGGTGACTGGGGTAATCAGATCGTACAAGCAGGGTTTACTGCCTTAGAGGTTATGCCTGACTGGTATCAATACTCGTTAGGTGGGATCGTAAGTGCTAGTATAGGTATGCGTGGCGTAAGTAAATACTTCGGTGGGAAGAAATAATGAAACAAAACTTTGATGAATGTCTACATATGCTACTGGAACATGAGGGAGGATTCGTAAATCACCCCAAAGACCCCGGTGGTATGACTAACCTTGGTGTAACTAAGAGAGTATACGACGAATGGATAGGCCGAGAGTCTACCGAAGAAGAGATGCGTGACTTAACACCAGAAGATGTAGGGCCAATCTACAAGAAGAACTACTGGGACAGAGTAAAGGGAGATCATCTACCGTCAGGTGTAGATTGGTGTGCGTTTGACTGGGCGGTTAACTCAGGTTCAGGTAGACCAGCTAAAGCTATTCAACGTGCAGTAGGAGCTACAGCAGATGGAGCTATAGGGCCACAGACATTAGGTCTTATATTAGAGAAAGACCCTAAGTTTATTATTGATTACGTATTTCACGTAAGGCAAGGCTTCTATGAAGGCCTAGATACGTTCAAAACGTTTGGTCGTGGCTGGACTAGACGAAACAAAGAAACACTAGAGCAAGCATTGAAGATGATATAATGGTAGATTATAGAGGTGAAAAGTTTTCAGGTTACAATAAACCTAAACGTACTCCGGGACATCCCAAGAAGTCTCATGCAGTATTAGCTAAAGAAGGCACTAAGATAAAACTGATTAGGTTTGGTGAACAAGGTGCTAAGACTGCAGGTAAACCTAAAGCAGGTGAGTCAGATAAGATGAAAAAGAAGAGAGCCTCGTTTAAAGCTAGACATGCCAAGAATATTAAGAGAGGCAAAATGTCAGCGGCCTATTGGGCAGATAAGGCAAAGTGGTAATGGCTAAAGCTAAATCAAAAGTAAATCAAGCAGGTAATTATACTAAGCCTACTATGCGTAAAAACTTGTTCAATAAAATAAAGGCAGGTACTAAAGGCGGTAAAGCCGGTCAATGGTCTGCTCGTAAAGCTCAGATGTTAGCTAAACAATATAAAGCGGCAGGAGGAGGCTACAAATGAAAGCCTCACAGAAATCACTCAAGAAGTGGACTAAGGAGGAGTGGGGAACGAAGAGTGGCAAGCCCAGTAGCAAGACCGGAGAACGTTACCTTCCTAAAAAAGCAAGAGAAGCTTTGACTGCATCCGAGTATGCATCGACTACAGCGGCTAAGCGTAAAGGCACAGCGGCAGGAAAACAATTCGTAAAACAACCAAAGAAAATTGCAGAGAAGACTGCAAAGTATAGAGCATCAAAGGGTGGACTCACAATGAAAAAAGGTTATCATAAAATGCCAGACGGTACTATGATGAAAGATTCAGACATGAAGAAGAAGTCAGGGTATATGCATGGCGGCATGACCAAAAAGAAACCAACAGGATACAGTAAAGGTGGCTATGTAAACTGTGGTGCATCTATGAAACCAACGCAAGGAAAAAAATAATGGCTAAAGGTCAAGACGATATATCAAAGCTAATAAAGTTAATGTACCCAGAGATGAAAGCTACGGCTAAAGTAAAAAAAGACATTGACACTTTAATAAAAAAAGAATTAGGTAAAACAAAACCTATAAATAAAAAAGGTTATAGTAAAGGCGGTATGCTTAAGAAAAAAGCTACAGTTAAAAAGAAATAGCTAATGGTTGAAACAGCCTACTCTACAGCTACAGAAGCAGTAACGATAGCATCTACTACTACGGGTGCTAACGCTACTGTTATATATACATGTCCTGCTTTACATGATGCTACTGTAGACCTATTACATTTAGCTAACAATAACAACTCATCAAAGAAAGTGTATCTACAGTTTTACCACCAAGACGATACTACCTATCATTATGTACTTAAAAACCACACTATCGCAGGTAACTCTGCAGAGAATGTATTCGGCAATGGATTATTGCACTTACATGCTGGAGATAAGATTCTTGCCTATGGCGAGACTACTAATACTATAGAAGCTTTAATATCTTGTAGAGAGTTCTATAGTCCTAACCGGTAATACATAACGGGGTTGCAATATCAGCAATAGTGTGATATAACTATATATGTATAACTATACTCCAGAAAGCTACAAATAGTTTGTAGTATCATACTGGAGAATATACATGTTCAAGACATTTTCAATTTGGCTTAAAGCGTTAAACGAATCAATACAAAGATCACAACAAGCTAGGGCTGATTTGTGGTTACTTACACATCTAACAGATAGAGAACTAAAAGATATAGGTATCGCAAGATATGATATCAGACGGAGAATGAATGGCTCGTAATCTTACAGAGAACCAAAAAAAGTTTCTGGAAGTCTTGTTTGAAGAGGCTTCCGGAGATGCGGCTGTGGCTAAACGATTAGCAGGTTACAGTGATACAACATCTACTAGGTCTATCAGACTAGCACTAAAGGATGAAATCTTTGATGCTACTAAAGAGTATATGTCTAGTCTAGGCCCGAAGGCGGCTATAGCTTATGGCTCAGCTTTAGATGACCCTACACAGTTAGGTGTTAAGGAAAGGATGATAGCTGCAGGTCAGGTTCTTGACCGTTCTGGCTTAGTGAAGACTGAGAAAGTTGCAGTAGAGTCTAGCGGAGGTTTATTTATATTACCACCAAAGGATTCCTCACAAGGCGATGAAACATAAGACTGACTTTCAGAAAACTGAATTGGGCTATTGGATGCTACCAAAGCCCTCTCACATTAAAAGATGGGAGCGAATCCCACGACTATCTAAACGAACTGTACCCTTTGGCTATTGTATAGATTCAGAGGATGATAGATGGTTAGAACCTATTGCTACAGAGTTAGAGTTATTAGAACTTGCAAAGAAACACTTGAAGCAATATAGTTACCGAGAAGTATCTGCTTGGTTAACCACACAGTCGGGTAGAAAAATAACTCATGATGGACTTAAGAAGCGTATAGATGTCGAAAGAAAACGTAAGTCACTTGCTAAAATTAAACGCAAGCTTGCCTTCTGGCTCGAAGAAACGAAAGCGCAGTACGAAGCCCTCGAAAAAGAAAGACTCGGTTACTACACCTACGACGAAGATAGTTGAGCAAGAGCCTGTACACACTGTACCAGCGCAAGTAGCACCAGCCCCATTCGATGTAGAGTATGCTCAAGATGTAGTATTTCAACCCAATCCCGGCCCACAGACACAATATCTAGCGGCTAGTGAGAGAGAGGTACTATATGGAGGGGCAGCCGGAGGTGGGAAGAGCTATGCCACACTAGCAGACCCTCTTCGTAACCTAAACCATAAAGACTTTAGCGGTCTACTTGTACGTCACACAACAGAAGAGTTACGTGAACTTATACAGAAAAGCCAAGAGTTATACCCTAAAGCTATTCCGGGTATCAAGTGGTCAGAGAGAAAGTCTCAATGGACTACACCTCAAGGTGGTAGGCTATGGATGTCTTACTTGGATAAAGACACAGACGTTATGCGTTACCAAGGACAGGCGTTTAACTATGTAGCTTTCGATGAGTTGACTCAATGGAACAGTCCCTATGCGTGGAATTATATGCGTTCACGTTTACGTAGTGCATCACCTGAATTAGGTTTGTACATGAGGGCTACAACAAACCCCGGAGGGCCGGGACATGCTTGGGTCAAGAAGATGTTTATTGATCCTTCTACACCTAACAAGCCGTTCTGGGCTACGGATATAGAAACAGGAGAGACTCTTTCTTATCCTAAGGGTCATAGTAAAGAAGGTGAGCCGTTATTCAAACGTAAGTTTATTCCTGCTAGTTTGTTTGACAATCCTTACTTAGCTGATGGTGGCGACTACGAAGCAATGCTTCTATCACTACCAGAACATCAGCGTAAGCAGTTACTGGAGGGTGACTGGGATATAAATGAAGGTGCGGCTTTCCCTGAGTTTAATCGTAAGATACATGTAGTAGCCCCTTATGATATACCTAATAGTTGGGCTAAGTTCAGAGCTTGCGATTATGGTTACGGTAGTTATACAGGAGTTGTCTGGTTCGCTGTAGCACCAGATGAACAGTTGGTTGTTTATAGAGAGATGTATTGCTCTAAAGTTACAGCTACTGATTTAGCTGATATGATATTGAATGCTGAGTCAGATGATGGTACTATAAGATATGGAGTATTAGACTCCTCCTTGTGGCACAAACGAGGTGATACAGGGCCTAGCCTTGCAGAGCAAATGATAATGAAAGGCTGTAGATGGAGGCCTTCAGATAGATCTAAAGGTTCACGTATAGCCGGTAAGAACGAAATACATAGACGCTTACAGGTAGATGAGTTTACTGAACAACCTAGACTAGTTATCTTTAATAATTGTACTAACCTTGTAGCTCAGCTACCTAGCATACCTCTAGATAAACGCAACCCAGAAGACGTTGATACACACGCTGAAGATCACCTGTATGACGCTCTAAGATATGGTATAATGACCAGACCTCGTAGTTCTCTATTTGACTATGACCCTGCAACATCAAGATCAGGCTTTCAATCGTCTGATCCTACATTTGGATATTAAGTATGAACCCTAATGATTTTGAAGACGACTATGAAGAGAATATTGAATCTGCGGATTCTTCATACATTGAAGATGTAAAAGAGAAGGACTTAGAATCTGATCCTTCTGTAGGTAATATTATAGGCTTTATTAATGAACGTTTCTCTAAAGCAGAAGATGCAAGACGTGTAGACGAAGACAGATGGATGAAGTCTTACAGAAACTACAGAGGATTATATAGTCCTGATGTACAGTTTACTGAAGCTGAAAGATCTCGTGTATTCGTAAAAGTAACTAAGAC